GAAGTGCAATTGAACTTATCCCAACAGGCGATCCAGCTTGGCTTGCAGTTCAGCCTTGATGCTTTCCGCGTCACGCTCTGTCTTGTCTTCCGTCTCCACCTTGTCCGTGAACAGCGCCACGCTCTTCCCAAGCAGTTCCAGTGCGCGGACCCTCGCCCCATCAGAATTGTCAGGGTTCAGTGCCTCATCTGTTAGCTGTTTCAAAACAAAGTCACCTCTTGAGAGGCTCTGCATGCGCCGCTGCTGCTCTCTTTCAGCATTTAGCTGCTCTAATCTCATGGACACCTTGGGGTTCTGGACCAACAGGCAAGCCTCATTGTGTATGCTTGCATTACTCATGTTTGCTGCATCATATGACTTCCGATACGCATCACTAAAGTTTGCCCCCTCAAAGATGGCCTGAGCGAAGGCTTCCTGTTTGTCTGTAAGCCCTCTGGTATTGGTGGCACTTTTCTTCCTAGTGCCTGTACTCTTCTTACCTGTATTACTCACTACTGTGAGCTTTGGCTTGTCCTTGTGTTTCATCTGGTCCTCGACGCTGCGCTTGGCTTTCGGGGTTTTCGGTCCAGCGAATCACCCCTGATTTGGCACTGTGATCTGGTCCAAGCGATCCCCAGAAAAGTGCAATTGAACTAATTTGCAGCATACACCCCCAAACTTTTTTTGTCATGTTTTATTGGTGTTTCTGTGTCACACTGGTAATATCAGGTAACATAGGGGTTGACAGGGTAACATCAGGTCATTAGGTAAAGGGGTGTCGGACGGGCCGACGCGGCCTCTTTTGCCCCCTCGCCCTAACCCCGACAAGGTCCTTGGGACCGCGCCGCCACCTCTCAGCGGACAAGACATAAAGCCCCGCACGGGCAGTAGAGAGAGCTTCGGTCCTAGCGGACGGATGATCGGGCAACACGCCGACAATCATCTTTCCCCATGAAGATCGGGCTTCCCACCAAACGGGGCGCACCATTGATGCACAGTATCGGAACTAGATCCGCTGGAACAGCATCCCCTTCCACAAGGGATGTCCTTTCAGATTTGCCACGGCGACAGGTAGAGAACGCAAAGATGGTTGGAGTGAGACAATACGAGAGCGGCAGCTACGGTTGCCGTTGTCATGGTTTCATTCAGAGGAGTTTCCAATGATCCACTTGAAAAACGCCGCCGCTGCTTATCGCATGCATACACGCTGCAAGTCTGAAGGCCGCGATTACGAAGCTGAGAGCTACTACCAGATGGCTCAAAACTTTGCCGCAAAGCATGCCGCTCAGATCGGCAGCAACCGCTTGAATGTCATGTGGGACGTAATGGACCACATGATCGAAAACCCCAGCAATTCTTAATCGGAGGCTATTATGGCAGAACTACGTTCTAAAATTCAACAAATCACGCCCTTTGGCGTGTCAGTCCTGATCACCTTGGTTGGTGACGGTGGGGAATCTCAGTTGTTGATCCGCGCCAGCACCAACACTGCGCATCAGTGGGTGTACCAGTACAATAACTGTGCTGGTGATATCTGGATCTACAAGACCGATGAGTTCCTTCACAACGAGAACGCTTTCGGTGAATTCGATCCTGATGACATCATGCACGTCAGCATGGTTGCTGGTCAGGTTGCCAGCCTTGGCAAGCACTATCCCCCATCCCAAGCAGCATGACCCCAAGTTTGCAGCCCCACGGGGCTGCGATGTTGGTATCATGAAGAGGAGAAAATCATGAAATATCATGTTATGAAAAAGCGCATGTCACCCCATGTCCGTGCGATGCTCAACGCCCCACAGGGTAGCTGGGACGATCACCCACAATCACGGGCGTATGCTGACCTGCAATGCTTGTTCAGCCGTGACGCCAAAGCCCTTGAGCTTCCAGCCCTGTATGGCCTGATACACAGGGTCTATGGACACAAGACCTCTTATGAGATCGAACTGGACGCAGGTGACAATGGCGCTGAACAAATCAAAGAAAATCTTGAGAAGATTTTTGTGTTCGAGAACGCGCCCTACCCTACTGAGCTAAATCAGATTGCTTGTCGCCACGGTGGCGGTAGCAGCCTGTCCGTGGGTGATTTGATCTTTGTCGATGCGCCTAAGCCCATGATCTTCATGTGCGCCTCTGTTGGCTACGTTCAGTTGTCCAGCAAGTTTGTGGACGCTTTCAAAGACATGGGGCCTTCAATCATTGTTGATGAGGAATGCATCAACGATGCTTGGCTGGGCCATGCAGCATGACCCCAAACAGTGCAGCCTACGGGCTGCATCTTTGGCTTCATGCCTATCTCGAAACCAGTCAGCCAGAAAAGGATGAACAGATGACTGCTTCAAAAAACTTTACCGTATCCGATGCCTCAATCAATGTTGTCTTCAAGGCTGAGGCAGCAATTGCTGACCTCAAGGGCCAGAACCGCGACAACAACGAGGCTGCTAACGCCCAGAAGATGGGGGCCTACGGCGAGGTAATCGCCACCATCGCCCACGTCAAACTGGTCAAGGGCAACCTGCCCCGCGCTGTTTCCAAGACGCTCCGCACTGCGCTGCTTGAAGAGGCTGGCCTCAAAGAGGCTACCGTCAAGCGGTACGTCGAAAACTCTGTCGGTGCCGTGCGTCTGATCACTGACCAGATCGGTGACATCCCCAGCCAATACACCGCTGACGCCATTGTGCGTGACCTCGCTGCGATGGATATCGATAGCGAGAACAAGCTTGCAAAAGCGGTCAAGGGCGAGAGCGACAAGTCAAAAGCTCAACGCTTGGCTGAACAGGTTGTCGGCAAGTTCTCTACCAAGAAGGATGAGAACGGCAAGCAAGTGCAGGGCGATGTCTTCAAGGATGGCCTTGATGACGATGAGCTTGACGAATTCCAAAACGTCATGCGGGAGTTGATGGCTGCGCGGAAAGCGTACCGTGACACTGCCGCTGCCAAGGCCGCTGAGGCTGAGGCGGCTAACGAGAACGACACTGTCGATGCTGCCGTTGTGGCGATGCTCGACGAGCTTGGTATTGCGTCATGAACAAACGCCAACGCTTCCTGTTGATCCTAGAGGCTTTTGTCTCTGGGGTCGCCTTCACGGCCTTCACCGTTGGCCTGTTTCTTTTCATGTTCGCATGGTGAGTTTTGGTTGGTAGCCCCTCGCGGGGCTGCTGCGCAAAGTTCATTTGAACTTTTTATGGAGTGCAAAATGTACATCAAGATTGATCAAATCACCGCACGGGGAAAAGTCTACGAGCGGTACGAGTTCCAGTCTTTCGAAGACTTGGAAGAATATTTCGTCACTGAGATCCTTGGTCGGACAGACATACGGTCCAAGGTGATCGGTAAAGTTTTGATATGGGGAAAGGAAGAAAAGTGACCAAATATACATATCACATTGATGCGGGTCATGGCTGGCTGGAAGTGCCGCTACGTGACCTGCAGAACGCAGGGCTTCAACTGTGTGAGGTCAGCAAGTTCAGTTACGGTCAGGTGACTGACAAGTTTGTACCGACACTGTACCTCGAAGAGGACTGCGACATGGCCCTCTTCCTCAATGCCTTACAGGCAAAGGGTGAAGAGTTTGAGTTGGTCGAAAAGCATCACGATGGTGATGCGTTCATCCGTAATCTTGGGAGAATATGGTAATGGAAGAAGAAGAAATTCTTTTGAAGCTTGGCGAAATGCGCCAGTGGAACAGCTTCGCAATGTCCCTGCTTGTGCAGTACACAAACAAGGGCAACCTGTCTGAGCGCCAGTGGGATGCGGCAGAGAACATGATCAGCAAGGTTCAGCGCAGAACTGAGCGCCGCGAGGAACTGACCCGCGATGTTGACGTGTCACGCATCAAGACGCTGCTTGAAACAGCCAAGGTCAAGAAGCCAGTCTTTCGCGCAGCGGAGCTTGCTTTCTCTCTCGCACCCATGCAGGGCCGCAACGGTGGTGCCGTGTACGTGAAGCGTGGGCCTGACTACCAAGGCAAGATCATGCAGGGCAAGTTCATGCCTGTAAGCACATGCCACGGCGATACAGCGGACGCTGTAGTGCGGGTAGCATCTGACCCAAGGGGTGAGGCGGTCCAGCATGGTAAAGTCACTGGACGGTGTTCCTGTTGCGGACGCGAGCTTACGGATCCTGTCTCCATTGAGATGGGCATAGGCCCCGTGTGCGCCAGCAACTGGGGGCTGTAATGATTGCGTTCTTTACGATCCTCTTCATCGATTATGAGATGCCAGAATTCGGCGCAGCGCCTATGATGAGCATCGTTTATGCAAGTGCAGAGCATTGCCAGCAAGCTATGGATCGGGGTCTTGCTGACCCCATCTATGACCACCTGAGAGGTCTTTATGGCGATGACATCATGATGTTCTGCTACGAGACAGATACCGTTTCATCATACATCAGGCCCAGAGCGAGGCCAGAAAGGATTGTCAGTGGATGACTACATTGAGCGATACCGCCAGCGTATCGCCAGCCTTTACGAAGACGATACCATCGACGAGCTAAAGGACAAGCTGGCTGCAGCGCGTGAGCAATACGAGGCTGCAGTCAGAAGATATCAGAGGCACTATCTGCGCTCTGAGAAAGTGCTAATCGAAAACGCATCAGTGCGTATCGAAAATCTTAAATCTGTGATCGAACAAAGAGAGAGTGGAGATTGATCATGAAACTATCACAAGCAACTGCGATTACTGAGGCGGCAATTGACTTTGCACTCAGTTTGAAAAATGGACGCGATGCTCAGTACGTTGTGCCGTACTGGGTATCTGGTGCGGGTATCGGTAAGACAACTGCCGTGAAAGACATTGCAGCCCGTCGAAAAATTCCCTGCCATATTCTGTCGCTCGCCCAGTACGATGCGGGTGAGCTTGGCGGGTGGCCTGTTCCAGCCAAGGATGGCGATACGATGGTGCGTATGCGGCCTGACTGGATGCCGACAGAAGGTCCATGTATTTTGTTTGTTGACGAGCTTCCACAAGCTCCGACTGCGAACATGAACATTGCCGCACAACTGTTCAACGAGCGGCGCATTGGGCCACATTATCTGCCTGATGAGTGTGTGCTTGTTGCCGCAGGTAACCGCATGTCTGATCGTGCTGGAACCAACAACATGCCATCCCATCTCAAGGACAGACTGATGTTCTTGGAGATCGAAGCGGATCTTGAGGACACGATTGCTTATTACTACAGCAAGCGTATTGACGAGCGCGTCTGCGCTTTCTTGCGCTTTCGTCCTGAGTTCTTGCACAAGTTTGATCGTGATGCGGATGCATGCCCATCGCCCCGCTCATGGGAACGCGTTGGAACGATCATGTCATGGGGTCTTGACCCGCTCAATCAACTTGAGGCCATTGCAGGTCAGGTTGGTCGTGCTGCGACTGCCGACTTCACGGGCTTTCTCAAGATGTATAGCAGTGTGCCAGACATTGATGAGCTTATCGCCCAACCAATGGCGGCTGACGTACCGTCTGACCCCGCTGTTCTTTACGCGATCTGCGCAGCCGTTGCATCCCGCGTGAACGAAAAGAACGTGGGCAATGTGATCAAGTACCTCAATCGTTTGCCGCAACAAGAGTTCTCTGCTTTTGTGATTAAAGATGCGATGAGCCGCAACAAAGATCTCAAGCAGTCTCAAGCGATCCGCGATTGGATCATGCAAACGGGATCAAAACTGGTCCTTTAAAATCAGCAGCTTACGCGGATAGTTGATGGCCTTCAACTATCCCAAGCAAAAAAGTTCAATAGAACTAAACCCTTGGGTACGTTTGCTACCCAAAAAAAGAAAGTGGAGTGTGGTATGGACGCACAAATGAAAGTATCCCGTGCAGTTACGCGCCTTGTAGTGAAGCACCCGTTCTTCGGGTCGCTTGCGCTATCCCTGCGTGTCGCACCAGACACGACCATCCCGACCATGTGTACGGATGGCAAGTCTATCTTGTGGTCACCAGATTTTGTTGATGGCATGGATCAAGAAGAAACCGTGGGCGTCATGGCTCATGAGGTGATGCATGTTACGATGAAGCACAACCTTCGCCGTGGAGATCGTGATCCAGAACTCTGGAACATCGCATGTGACTTTGCGATCAATGAAATCCTCATTGAGGCTGGATTTATCTTGCCGAAAGGTGGCCTGTACGACGAACAGTATAAGGGTCTTATGGCTGAGGCGATCTTTGACAGACTGCCAGAGGATGCCAAGGAACGCTTTGGTCAGGCAGCATCTGTCGGTCAGGTTGTGGACGCGACTAACGACATGGGCAACCCTGTCTCTCAGGCTGAGGCCAAGCAGATGGAAGCTGACGTGGATAGCAAGATCATGATGGCTGCGACTGGCGCAAAGGCTGTTGGCAATCTGCCCACTGCAATCAAAGAAATGATTGAGCGCATGAAGCGCAGCCAAGTAGACTGGCGCGATAAGATGCGCAGGTTTGTCGGTGGTGATCAGCCAGATGACTACAGCATGCGCAAACCTCAGCGCAAAATGTATCACATGAGCGGCATTGTTGCCCCATCCATTGAGAAGCTGGGCGCTGGTCATCTTGTTGCGCTGATCGATAGCAGCGGATCCGTTTCATCTAGCCGTGAGCTTCCCAGTTTCCTTGGAGAGATGAACGCGATCAGCCAAGATCTCAAACCCAAATCGATCACGGTCATCACCTTTGATGCAAGGGTCCAGACCGTTCGCAGATACGAACAGGGTGAAGAGATAGACACCATCGAATTGGGTGGGCGTGGCGGCACAATGGTGTCTCCCGCCTTCCAATATGTGGAAGACAAAGGCATTGAGGTAGACAACCTAGTAGTCTTCACTGACCTTTGCATCCATGACTTCCCAGACAAACCTGACTACCCAGTGCTTTGGGTTTCGTCTTGGGATCAAGCAAGCCCCGCACCTTGGGGGGAAACAACTTACATCCAAGCATAAGGAGAAGTAATGACAAACTGCGAGATCGATGCTCTACTTCAAGAAGAGGGCGTCGATCTTCGTCCACTGTGGTGGGCGATGACGTGTGAAGCCCTCGTCAATGACCGCTGGGAAGGCGGCATTGATGATCCGTTTTATTTAATTGTGAGAGATCCATGCAAAGACATATTGGGCCAGAACAGAGAGCTTACATGAGATACCTAAGAAACGAGGTATCTAAATGGGAACGAGAAGCAAATCGGAGTGACCACCACCCGAATGCTCACAAGTATTTATGGGAAGCGCGAAAAGAATTGCGCGAGTATAGGCTATCGCTGGAAAGGCGAGGCTTCAGTGTGGAAAAAGTTCAATAGAACTAAAAGACGTGGAAGGACGTGAAACAAAATGTCTACTGTAATCTATGTAAAAAATAAAAACACTTTCGCAAAGAATAACTACTTTGCGATCAAGCGGATGAGCAAAGCTCTTGGTCTGTTCTTTAAGGCTCATGAGTTCTCAGACGAAAACATCAAAAACTTTGCTTACAACCCAAACCAATTCGAATGGAAGTCTTTTGATTATCCAGACGCACCAAGGGGTTTGAAAGAATTACCAATGGAAGACGCAAATTTTTGCGCAAGGTATGGAGCAAACTTGATCAGGCAAATAAGACGTTTGCGAAAAGTCCAAGGAGTAGATGATGCTCCTAAAACAATCATCCAAAAGTCAAAGGAAGCATCGTGCCTGTATGGAGAGAGTGCTTTAAAAGTATGCTTTCCTTCCATGCGTTGGCAAATTCGACCAGTGATGAGCGGCAACCTTTTTGTTGAAAAGGAGAGGCAAGACTACGGTCAGTATGATTGGGTGGTCAATGTTCCAATTACTTGGTACAGCACGATCAATCGTAAAGGCTTATCGATTGCCGTTGCTGGCGATGGCAATCGATTTATCATGGCTGTTAAGCCCCGTGATCTTTCTCGCCTGACCGACCAAGGCATATATGCTTATGAAGTTGTGGCAGTCAAAGCAAAAAACAAGAAGGCAGAGATGGAGACAGGTTGGTTAATGAGCTACCCCACTGGTAATGAGACTGATGTCCGCGCCTATCACAAAGAGTTTTCCAGATGCGAAAGCTTGCTTAGAAGACGCATTAGGGATACAGTTACAAAAGAACTCATGGGGTATTGATGGAAACTGAAGAGCTTGATGCTGATAAAATACTGGATATTATCCTTCGCTTGCCGCCATCAGCAAACAGAATGCAAGTGTGTGACTTGATTGTGAATGTCGTCATGGCATATCAAATGAAAGACGACTTCCCGCGCATAATGCTCAACATCGCAAATGCTTTAATGCAGATAGACGATGTTGAAGATATTTCGATCCACTAACCCGCTGACGTTTACTGGCGTCTGCCTCGCGGGTTGGTGTGAAACTAGCAGGGAAGAGGAGAAATCTTCCCTGCCTTTTTTAAAAGAAAAGGGTCACCCGAAGGTGACCCAGTCAAGAGTGGAGAAGATGTGTAAACCAATATCCTCACACAAGACCTAGCACTCTATATGTAGTAGGTCAAATCGTTTCGAACATCTTATCTGCTAAGTTGCTAATAAGACGCAGTGTCTCTCTTGAGTTAAGCTCAACCACTGCAACCTCATTCCCCCCTACAAATACATGCAGTACAGGACCCGTCTCGCCTTCTCTGACGATCACAAATTTATTGTCCGAAGATTTGGTCAAAGTCTATATCAACTTCTGTGTATGGAGTTGGCGCATCCAGTATCGGATCTGGTATGTGCTTCTTGTATGTTGACGTTGGCACGTCAAAGGCAAGATCGGTATTGCCCTGCTTTCCAACCCAAGAGAAACGACATTTCCATATGTGGATTTCTGAAACACGAGAACGCGCAGGGTCTGGTCTGTGAACTGTCAGACCCACGTCAGCCTTGGCGAACCAAGCTGCACTGCCTGAGATATCATACCCCTTGGGAGCAGGTACATTTCCTGACTGGTCCCGCATCATCTTCGCTGGATGAGCTACGAACCAAAGGTGAATGCCATGTGCCTGAGCAAACACACGCAGCCTTGTCAGAATATCAGAAACCCATTCAGTTTCGCTGACATCCCGCCCCTTCTGGATGTAGTTGTATGGGTCAATGATGGCACCTCGAACCCCGTGCCGCATGACTGCAACCTTCAATCTTTCAATGATGCTTTCGATAGAAGACATCGAACCGTCTGCCTGATAGAGAAAAGAAAAGTGCGATTGAACAAATTCCTTTCCGCGATTCAGCTCCTCTTGGGTTATTCTATCTGTTGCACCTTCGAAGAAAGGCTTACGAATATACTTGCTGATCAGCTTGGCAATATGAAGACGCGGTTCATTTTCAAAAGAACAGATTGCAAACTTCCAATCTTTTTCTTGTGCCATGTTGACCATAATCTGATCAATGAATTCCGACTTACCTGATGATGGATGACCCGTCACCACGGTAAGCTGACCAGTGACAATGGTGTATAACTCATCGACGTTATCGTATCCCGTACTCTCGCCACGTCCCATTCCTTTTTCGTAGATCTCATCGATCTGATCATAGAAATGAGACGCATCATATAGACCAGCGACAGGCCACGGCTTGGCGGCAACCACGATATCATCAATGCCATCCTTGCCAGAGTTCAACAAGACATCGTTGGCATCCTTGCACCCCTCTGGGTACTCTATCTTGAAGCATCGATCCTTTCCGATACGACGAGCGATCTCTTCAGCGGTTGCCTGTCCCGCTGCGTCCGCATCCATAGCGATGATGATACGACTGGCGGCATCGATTTTCTTCTTTGCTGCCCATAAGTATTTGAATTTATTATCTTCCTTTGGATCGATGTTTCCATCGACAACCTTCATGACTGCCCCGTTTGGGATTGACACAACGCTTTCGTAACCCGTTTCCATAAACGCAAGAGCATCCATCTCGCCCTCGCATATGATTAGATCATCGTCACGCTGGACGTTTTGCAAATTAAAAAAAGTTTGGGGTGCGCCATTGCACTTGAACCCTTTGCTCTCAATGGACCGCACCTTGTATGCATATTCTTGACCCTCGTTTGTGTACGGGAACATGATGCATTCTGTTTCCTTGTTGAGTGCCTGTATCCAAGATGAGGTTGAGACGAGGTTTGCTTTCTTCGCAGTCTCTTCACTGATCCCACGGCTACTCAGCCATGCCAGTGCCGCGTCTGTAAGCGGGGATTTGTTTACGTTCTTTGCAACGGACATTGGTTCCACTCTATTTGTTTTTGTAAAGCCATCACTCAAAGGAACAATGCCCTGCTGATTACAGTGCCAGCACTGAAACAGTATCTTGTCTTGTTCTATTTTGAGAGAAAGCGTTTTATCGGTTTTGTTTTTGCGGCTGGGACTACAGCTTGGGCATTTTATTTTGTATTGACCTTGCCCTAATCTGTATGCCTCGCCACGAACTTGCTGTTCGATTTGCACGGCTATCTCCTACTCTATTCGAGCATCATAGGGGATACGAATAGCGTCCGTCAATCTACGATTTTTTTGCCGCCTAATAATATAATATATAT